AGACCAGACTTGTTGGCATACGACTTATACGACGACCCAAAACTATGGTGGGTGTTTGCACAAAGAAATATGGACGTATTGATTGATCCGGTTTATGATTTGATTCCAGGAACTCAAATTTATATTCCTAAAGGACCTCAATTACGTTCTTTACTAGGAATATAAGATGGGACGGAACAATAAGATAGAAAAAAGTAGTAGTAAACTTTTCAAAAGAAAACTAAACGAAAAAAAGAACTCCAGTACAATAGATTTCAATAAAAGAAAAATTTACCGCAAGGGTGGAAACACAGCAAAAAATTATTTTGAGAATAAGAATATTAATTTTGATGAAGTTGCTCTTACAGGTGGAGCGACAATCAACACCGATGCGAATGATGGTTTTGTGTCTATGCCACAAGAGGATGGTGGGCCACAACCAGTTTACAAAAGGAAAGTAATTGAAAATCCATTGCACGAATTTGCCACAGTAAATCATGTGATCACTTTAGCAGTGCTTGATGCACAAGAAATAAATTTTACAGGTGTTGTGGTCAAGAACGGTCCAAAGTACCCTGTTGCTCAAACGGCAGGCAGAGTTGGCAGAGATCCAACAGCATTCGGTACAGCCGGTTTGAATTTGGAAATGTTGATAGACAATCTTAATATAGATGCTGTTGTGGCGCCTACTCCACAAAACAGAACAGCACAGGCGACAAACATCACATTTGATATTATAGAACCTTTCAGTATAGGTGTACTATTTCAAGCAATGAAAATACAAGCCGTGAAAGCATATGGTCTAGACGCTGACTACTTGACTGTGCCTTTTGCTTTAATAATTGATTTTAAAGGTTATAATGATGACGGTCAGGTCTCACAGAATAGTAAAAATTTAAGAGAATTAAGGAGAGTGATTCCGATTGGAATGAGGAACGTAGAGATGACAGCCAATCAAGCGGGTGGCAGATATTCGTGTCAGGCTTATCCATGGAATGAAATGGGACTTCGTGATGCGTTTGTTACTATCAAAAAACAAGTGACGCTTACTGGAACCACTGTGCATGAACTATTGCAATCTGGCAAAGACAGTCTTATGAATCAATTGAACAGTGTGGGTTCAGACAAAAAAGCAAAACAGAAAAAAACTAAAGAAGGTGAAACAACAGAAGAAATACCAAGCGAGTCCACTGTGATATTTTTCCCTCAACCGTTCGGGGTAGACAACGACACGTTGGTGCCGTCAGAAGAAGACATATCGGCATTGAACGAGGACAGAGCCACTCGCGAATTTTTCCATGATATGTCGATGGAGGCAGACGACTATTCAACACAGTTTTCAACACGTAAAGCAGACAAGCAACTTACAACAATTTTCAGCACAGGACAAAGCGGTTCAGTAAACGTTAGTAATTTTTTAGGTAGTACCACTGGGGACGGTGGAGGATTGAGACTGAATCAGGGACAGGGTCAAGCCTTTTTTGGAAACGCAATAGGAAAATCCAAAATGGTCACTGCGGGTACAAATCCTTACAATAGTAAAAAATTTGCGGAATCAGATATTGTTTATAACAAAGAAACAAAAACTTACGACAGAGGTAAAAGTCAAACATCATTTTTAGATAATAAAATTACTATGAAGTTTGAAAAAGGCACAAAAGTCACAGATATAATTGAAAACGTAATTTTATTTTCCGAATATGGGCAGAGCATTGGAAGTCGACGTCAAAATCGAAAAGCGCCTTTTGTGCCATGGTTTAGAATACATCCACAATGTTGGCAATTGAAAGATAGTTATGTAAAAAAATTTACGGGCAGAAATCCAGTTGTATTCACTTACAATGTCATTCCTTATGAAGTTGCAGAATCTATGTTTGTGGATCCTACAGACTTTCCAAAAGGATACGATTTGTTAAGATCATCTGTAAGGAAAAAGTATGATTATCTTTACACAGGTATTAACAAGGATATTCTTAATTTCGATATAAATTATAGATTTACATTCTTTGATACTCAAAGAGAAAGAGGTAATGTAACGAGTAATCAGAGTGATTTAGGAAAAGGTGTTAGAGCAGACACTGAAGTCATTGCCAATGCTGAAGCCAAGTTTGAATTTTTTCCTAAATCACAGAAAGTACTTGGACAAAATGTGCCTGTGGCTATCGCGGAAGATAATAATCCAAGAGCAAGTGGATTTGACGTAGATTCTGCGGCACTGCAATACGCAAGACAGTTCAATGAAAAAATAGTAAACAGTAATGTTGACCTTTTGCAACTGCAATTACGCATAGTTGGCGACACTTATTTTTTACCTAACAGCGGAATGGGTAATCTGGTTGTAGCAGATTTGAGGAAACAAAATAAAGCAATAGAGTTTGGTGAACGAGAAATGGATTATCTAAACACGCAAGTACACGTGGAGGTAAATTTCAACACGCCTGTGGATATAAATGAAACCACAGGAGATATGAATTTAGCGTCTATAAGATTACAGGAACAAAAACAGGACATTAAACTAGGAGTATTCAGTGCTGTGTACAGAGTGACTAAAGTTCGGAGTGAGTTCGTAGGCGGCAAATTTGAACAGGATATAGAATTAGTTGCACCAGCGTCTATGACACTGGGTCAAAAAGAAAATACAAACACGTCTGAGCAAACTGTCCAAAAAACAAAAGGAAGCGATGCTTTTGACATAGGCGATAATTTTGAAGGATTAGGAGCATCTGCATAATGAAATTAGACAAAAGGCAGTCATTAAACAAAGCGATACAAAAAAATCCAGGGCCATACGAGGCGAAAGTGACAAACGTGCTGGACCCTGTGTACAGTGGTTCTATCGAAGTAGAACTTTTGCGTAGCACAGATTCAGGTGCGGGAGAAGGCACAGGACAAAAAGTTGTTTGTAGATATCTGCATCCATTCTATGGTACTACTCATGTCCGTGGACTAACAAAAAATGACGGATACTCAGACAGCCAACAAAGTTATGGTATGTGGTTCGTTCCACCGGATGTTGGAAACAGAGTATTAGTGATGTTTGTGGAAGGTAACATTAATAGAGCGTTTTGGATTGGCTGTGTGCAACAGGCTACAATGAATTTTATGTTGCCTGACGGAAGACCAGCAACCACAACAACAGATACCGAAGATGCAAGTTTAATTGGAAAAAAATTACCTGTAGGTGAACACAACAAATTAAGACAGAGCGATCAAACTATTTCTAATCCACTAAATTTAAAAAAACCAATTAATATTTTATTCAAGGCAGTGTTAGACACTCAAGGATTAACAGCAGATGAAACAAGAGGATTAACAACTTCTAGTGCAAGGAGAGAAGTGCCTAGTTCTGTTTTTGGAATAAGCACACCAGGACCACTTGATAAAGGCGCTGTGGCAGGAGAATTTGCCACATCAAGATTGGGCGGAACATCAATTGTAATGGATGATGGTGATGACAAATTTATTAGAAAAACAAAAGCAAGTGCAGGAAAATTTGAATACGTAAATGTTGAAGGCGCAGAAAGTTCAGATGGTGACGTAACAGTTCCACACAATGAATTATTTAGAATTCGGACACGTACAGGACATCAAATACTTTTACACAATTCAGAAGATTTAGTTTATGTTGCAAATGCAAATGGATCTGCGTGGATAGAAATGACTGCAAGTGGTAAGGTTGACATATTTGCAAACGACAGTGTTAGCATTCATAGTAAAGGAGATTTTAATTTTAAAACGGACAGAGATTTCAATCTTGAAGCAAACAGAAATATAAATTTAAAAGCAAGTACAATTAACACAGAAGTTGGCACTGAAAATTTGAAAGTGTCAGGCACTCAAACAAATCAAATAGGTGCCACACAAAATACAACCGTAGGTGCTACATCTAATCTTTATGCTGGTGCAAACGTAAACATTGATGTTGGTGGACTTGTTAATATTGCTAATGGTGTGTTTTCTGGTGCGCCGGTTACAGATTTATCTGTATTCACTAATCCAGGAGAAACTACAGATTCAATAATGAAACGTATTCCACAGCATGAGCCTTGGACCCATCATGAAAATTATGATCCCATTGCAGTTGCTTTGGATAAAACAGATAGAGAAGTGACGGATCAAATAGTGGTTGCCGAACCAACAAATATTCCAGACACATTTAAAAATGCAAGGACTTAAGGATAGTAAATAGTAGTATGTCAGAGAAAAAATTATATAAGGATGTCACAGTAGCAAAAGGCAATTTGCCAACTGCCACTCCTACACAAAGAGCATATAGAGGTATAAGCACAGCCAATAATGATAACCAGAAATTTGGCTTGTACGACGTTGGACTTATCAAGCAGGACCTAATTAATCATTTTCACATATCGCAGGGTGAAAAACTTGAAAATCCTACATTTGGCACTATAATTTGGGACGTAATACACGATCCAATGACAGAGGATTTAGAAGATGCTATTAAAGAAGATGTTATGAACATTATAAACAATGATCCAAGGGTAAGGGCCTCACAGGTGCTGATTACTCCTTTTGAGTCCGGAATACAGATTGAAGTTGATCTAGAATATCTGAAATATAATGTGTCTGAAAAACTAAGATTGACTTTTGACGAGAAGAATGGATTAATGAATTAAATGCGTACTTTACTAACACAAATAAATAATGGTATAAAAAGGAAAGTTCATGTCATCAACAGATAGATTAAACAGATTATTACTTGCAGAAGATTGGAAAAGAGTGTACCAATC